ACCTTTACAAGAGAATGTAATGTTGACTGGTGGATCAGCTATGCAAAGAGCAATAGATCTATACAGAAAGTATCCTCAGATTTACAATCAACTAGTAAATCAACAGTTATAATGATTCATGGCGAAAGATATAAAATATCCGCTTCCTAATCTTTTTAAGCTCCCTTTTCCTAACGTCTTAAGTTTTTTGTTAAATCCCTCAATGATCGGGGATCAAGATTTAGATTATTTTGAAAAGAAAGAAGATCAACCAAAAGGAATTACAACTTTAGATACTAAAGAAAAACAAAACCAACCCACTCCTGAGCCACCACAAAATCAACAAACTCCTCCTTCAGGAATAGATGAAGCATTAGAACTAATTGAAAAAAACAAAAGACGTGATGAACGTTTTAAAGAAGTGTTAGACATGGCTCAAGGTGATCCTGATGTTGATTACAGAGAAAAGGATAAAAAGAGAGGGGACTACATTATGGAAGCTCCTCAAGCAGATACCTTCTGGACTACCGCAGGTTTTCCTGGTGATACAATGAACAGAGCTAAGAGTGTAATTTTATATATGAAGCCAAAAGATTATTTAGAATTAGCTTTAGATAAAGAAGGAGACTTTAATGAAAAAGCATTTGATTTATATAAAAATGCAAAAGTAGGTATTTCTATTCCAAAACTATTGATGAATGAAAACGAAGACGGTGTGTTTGAAGTAGGTGGTCATGAAGGAAGACATCGAGCAAAATATTTTGAATCTTTAGATCCTGATACTCCTATTCCTGTGCAAGTTCAATTAACGAATAAAGGCACTGATGAATATGTCGATTATACTCGAGGATATTATACGCATGGTCAATCAGTTTTAAATGCGGGTAAAAAAATAGAAGAGTCTGATTTTGTTGTTGATGAAAATGGCAACAGAGTAAAGATAGATATCTTTGGTTATCAGGGGGATGGTAAAAAAGTAGGAAAAATATTTGAGAAGAAAGAAAAATCAGGCAGTCTAATGGACAAGCCTTTATATGATGACTAATCATTTAGACACAGCTCCTAGAGAACAATTAGAAAAAGAACTCATCGCAGAAAGAATGCGATACCTCGATCATTGTGAGAAAAGATTTATTCCCTTTGTTAAACATGTTTGGCCCGAGTTCATTGATGGCAAACACCATCGACAGATAGCCAAGAAGTTTGAAGACATCGCCACAGGAAAGATTAAACGCTTAATTGTGAACATGCCTCCTCGACATACAAAATCAGAATTTGCATCTTACTTGTTTCCTGCATGGATGATCGGTAAGAATCCTAAACTCAAAATAATTCAAACCTCGCACAACTCGGAACTCGCAACACGCTTCGGTAGAAAGATGAAGAATTTAGTGGATGATAGTTTATACAACCAAGTTTTTCATAATGTCCAAATTGCAACGGATAGTAAAGCGTCAGGTCGTTGGGAAACGAACCATGGAGGTGAATACTTTGCTGCGGGTGTTGGTGGAGCGATCACTGGTCGTGGTGCAGATTTATTGATTATTGATGATCCGCACACGGAACAAGATGCCATGTCTGATACAGCGATGGACAATACCTACGAATGGTATACCTCAGGTCCTCGTCAGCGTTTGCAACCAGGAGGAGCAATCGTGGTGGTTATGACTCGTTGGTCGGAGAAAGATTTGACAGGACAGTTGATTCGAGCTCAGGGCAAAAGTGAAAAAGGAGATCGTTGGGAAGTCATTGAGTTTCCTGCGATCATGCCGAGTGGTAATCCGATCTGGCCCGAGTATTGGAAAATAGAAGAATTAGAAAAAGTCAAAGCAGCCATTAGTGAAAGTAAATGGCAAGCCCAATATCAACAACAACCTACGAGTGATGAAACAGCGATCATTAAAAGAGAATGGTGGAAGAAGTGGACTAAACCTTCTGTACCCCCTTTGCTTCACATTATACAAAGCTATGATACCGCCTTTAGTAAAAAAGAAACGGCTGACTATTCTGCCATTACCACGTGGGGCGTGTTTCAAGATGATGGCATGCTAGGTCCTAGTTTAATTATGTTGAATGCAGAAAAAGGTCGTTGGGACTTTCCTGAGTTGAAACGAATCGCATTAGACAAGTACAAAGAATTTAATCCTGATAGCGTGATCATTGAAGCAAAAGCAAGTGGTATGCCTCTAACACAAGAATTAAATAGATTAGGAATCCCAATATCGAACTTTACACCTAGTAGGGGTAATGATAAGTTGACAAGAGTGAACTCCGTTTCACCTGTATTTGAATCAGGAAAGATTTACTATCCTGAAGGATACGAGTGGGCTGAGGAAGTGATTGAGGAATGTGCAGCATTTCCTTACGGAGAACATGATGACTATGTGGATAGTATGACACAAGCAGTGATGAGATATAGACAAGGGAACTTTGTTTTGTTAGATGACGATTACGAAGCTCCTCCAAGAGAATACAAGGAATACGAGTATTATGGCTAACAAACTAAAAGATATTCTAGCAAAAGTAAAAGCAGGAGTGAAAGATGTAGGACTTCCATTGCCTTCTAAATCAGGATCAAATATTCCTGGAGTCACTACGAAAGTTTCTACAGGACTTCGATTACCTCCTGGAGGCACAGAAGCTGTTATTCGTACAAGTACAACGATGCCTGATACTTTGAGAAAAGGAACAGCATTAAATGTCCCTGATTCCGTCAAAAAAAATATTTATGGCATGAAGCCTAATGAATTAATTATTAATGTAAAAGAACTTGGATTAGATAAATATAAATCAGCAAGGGTCCCTCCGTTTCAAACCATGTTTGTCGATATAAAACCCTTTCGCCCTACAGAAATGACTTTTAAAGATTATTATCTTGATACATTTACAAAAGACGTAATAAGAAATCCTCTAGACTTAGCACAATACAAAGCCTATCGCTCTCAAAAATTTTTAGAAGAAATGAATAAAGATAAAGGTTTGCAAAATTTGAAAGGTGGGGTAGGTATGGGATTCAAAACTTATACCAAACCAGAGCTTGATCAAATGGCTAAAAAATTAGGTTATATACTTCAGCTAGATGACGGAGAGGAAAGTATTGATAGTTTTATGAAAAGAAACTTTGAAGCTATAAATAAAATACAAGCCTCCGATGTTAAATATGAAGATGCAATCAAAGAATTAAGATCAGATGAAAAATTAGGTAAGTATGCTACTAAGAATTTTGCAAAGAACAGAATCATGTTCGCAATGGAACCTTTAGTTGATGGGGTTGCTATTGATGCTGTGATGGAAACAAGAAAAGAACTTCAAGATGCTTTTGATTTTGATGATCCTAAAACTAAAAAATTAATTGCAAAAAACTTTAAAAGATTAATTAAACCTGTTTTGTATGGACCCGCAGGAGTACTCGCTGTTATCTCTGAAGGTTTAGCCTCAGAAACAGGTAATCCTAGATTAGATGAAGGTATGGAAAGATTACAAAGAATTGAAAGAGGAGATCTTAGTCCTGAGTATTATCAAGAAGAACAAGAAATAAAAGATATGTATCGAGCTAATCCTGAAATTGCATCTCTAGTTAGACAAGGAGTTGACATCGCATCTCCTAAAGTACAAGGCATGGATCCTTTAGGATTATTTAATCCTAGTTCAGCTTATAACAAACAAAAGGACGGAATTAATTTCCCAGTAGATAAAAAACAAGAAACAGGTATTATGACGATTGATGAAAAATTCAAGTAAAACAATTATTAGGAAACCAAAAGTGAGAATTGTAAAACCGAGAGGATTTGAAAGAATGATGCCACAAAAAAGACCAAGAACGAGGATTAGCTAATGGCTGTAGATAAAAGAATTTCTTATGAAGATATCAAAGACGCTTCTATTGAAGTAGAGGGTGAAATTCCTCAAGATGTTGTTCTTAATGAAGAAGTAGAAACTGTTGACTTTGAAGAAGATTCAACAGGAGCCATGGTTCCTTCTCAACCAGAACTACCTCCAGTAAACTTTAATTCTAACTTAGCTGATTATTTAACAGATCAAGATTTAGATATGATGTCTATCGAGTTGCTCGGTGATATCGCTGATGATAAATCTTCTCGTGAAGATTATTATGAAACGTATGTCAAAGGATTAGACCTTTTAGGTTTTAAACTAGAAGAAAGAACAAGACCTTTTAGAGGAGCTTCTTCAGTGACACATCCTGTTTTAGCAGAAGCAGTGACTCAATTCCAAGCTCAGGCATATCGTGAACTTTTACCCGCAGGTGGTCCTGTTAAAACAAAGATTATGGGAACTCCAACACCTGAAGTTGAAGAGCAAGCTGATCGTGTCAAAGATTTTATGAATTATCAAATCACCACAGTGATGAAAGACTATGATCCTGAAACAGATCAAATGTTATTTTATTTACCTCTTGCAGGTTCTACGTTTAAGAAAATTTATTATGACGCTGTTTTACAAAGAGCAAAATCAGAATTTGTTCCTGCGGAAGATTTAATTGTTCCTTATCATGCATCTAACTTAGAACAATCAGAAAGTGTTACTCATGTCATTAAAATGAATGGCATTTAATTAGAAAAGAAAAAAGCTT